TGTACTACTATCCTTATTATAAACCTCCTTATGTCGGAACCTGTACAGAAACTGGGAACCCCGATAGCTTCGAAGATAGCTAGGAGGGGACAAGGGGTGATACAGGGGATAACTCTGCCCCGTGCCCAATCAATCCTCCGTTCTACTCTCTCTCGCCTGTTCATTCTATCAACCACTATCCAAGGATCCTTGTGTGTAGTCTGCGGCGCCCTTTTCACGGCCTTTGGCTGTAAACTGGTGGAACTATATGCGCCAGGCGTACGTCGATAAATGGGCCGTTTGAGGGGCCTGGAGGGGATTGGAGGGGATTGGAGGGTAGGCCGTGGAGTGGTCCTGGCTGATATCATCACCCACCCCCACCCATGGGGGTTCCCTTTGCCGTCAACCACCATATGTGGGTTTACATATTGTGGGTTTACATATTAAGGTGAACCACTCGCAGCCGTCGGTCTGGCGCTCGAACCCGAATATCACCACGTATGTATCATCGTTTCTCTTGCTTTGTCTTTATGCGCGTTTGGTTTTGTATCTTAGTGTGTTCTTAGTTTGGCGGCGACCCGCTTGGGGGGGGGTGTTTATGGGGGTGGGTTTACGGGCTGAATTTTTCAGTTTTTGGGATTGAGCACTGGGCTGTTTCTGGGATAGTTCTTGTCCTATTTTTGCGATGGGGTTAGTATAGGGACGGCATGGGTTACGATTTCTCATTCCATGGGTTAATAGTATCTGTTTTACAAGCGGGTGCTATGTTTCATGTTTTCCTCCTCTGCCGGGGGGATTTGTTTCGATGGGTTAACTTTAGCGGGACTTGTTGTAACGTCCTCCCGGCGCTTGATTTATGGAATATACTGCGGATAATTGGCCGTATGAGCGTTGGCCCAACTTCAAGTCGGTGGAATTGGCTTGTAGTGCAACGGGTCGTTGCGATATGCAGCCTGAGTTTCTTGACAAGCTGCAGCGTCTGCGTAACGAGTTAGGTCCATTGCGGATTACGTCGGGGTATCGTTCGCCGCAGCATCCGGTGGAGTTGAAGAAGGATGTTCCTGGGGCGCATACATATGGGCGGGCGGTGGATGTGTCGATATCCGGGGTTGCGGCGTATGAGTTGTTGGCATTGGCGAAGAGGATTGGGTTTAGCGGTATTGGCATTCAGCAGCGTGGTGACGGGCGTTTTGTGCATCTGGACGATTTGGGGGAGGAGTTTCATGCCCCTCGTCCGTGGGTATGGAGTTACTGAATGGGACTGGAGTTGATCCCGGTAACTTTTCGTGAGGCTAATAGTTATGTGGAGAATTTCCATCGTCATTGCGGTTCTGTGCAGGGAGCCAAATTTGCCATCGGGGTTACTGATGGCAATGGCCTAGTTGGCGTTGTGATTGTTGGGCGTCCATTGTCTCGTCATTTGGATGACGGGGTTACTGCTGAAGTGACGCGTGTCTGTACCCAGGACAGTGGTCCTAAAAATGTGTGTTCGATGCTGTATTCTGCCGCTTGGCGCGCTTGGCGCGCTATGGGTGGGAAGAAAATAATAACGTACACGTTACAAGTGGAATCTGGCGCATCCGTCAAAGCAGCAGGCTGGAAGGTGCTGGGTGAAACGAAGGCAAGTCCCAACGGGTGGTCCTGTAATGTGCGAAAACGCGAATGGCAACCTATATACGGGCAGGCAAAATTTCGCTGGGAAAAGGTCGCTTAATGAAGTTGCGCGATAAGCATTTAGAGTGTATTCAGATGATGATTTTGGATCGTTATTCCCGTCAAACTCAGACGGTGAGTATTGCGCGGCAGTTAAAGACGACTAAGAACACCATCAACGTATGGAAACGGGACGAGGTTTTTAAGGCGGAATATGAGAAGCAGTTGGATATCTACCGCAATAATTTTGACGATATACGTCTGGCTGACCGCAAGGAGCGGGTACAGGTATTGTCGGAGATGTTTGATCACATACCTGAGCCTAGGGTAGCGTTGAAGTTGAAGGTTTTGGAGCAGATTCGTGTTGAGGTTGGTGATGATCGCATCAAGGTTGAGCATACTCACGAGTTGATTGGTCCCAACATTCCTCCACGGGCTGAGAGTTACGCGGAGTGGCTCCAGCAGAATCAGCAGATGGAGATCGCCAACGCTGAGTTGATCGAGGCTGTATGAGCTGGAAACCCCAAGCTGGACCGCAGGAAAAGGCGATTCGTGCCAGTTTCGTGGACGAGTTGTTCTTTGGCGGTTCTCGCGGGGGTGGAAAAAGCGAGTTTCTCCTGGGGGATTTCTCTTCGGATGTGGAGAGGCATGGGGAGCATTGGCGTGGGGTGCTGTTCCGCCGCACCTACCCTGAGCTCGATGAACTGGTGGAACGCTCCAGGGTTATTTACCATGAGCTTTTTCCCGGTGCTGAGTATAAGGTCGGTTCTCATACCTGGCAGTTTCCCAACGGTGCCAGCCTCAAGCTGCGGCATATCGAGTCGGAGATTGATGCTGACCATTATCAAGGCCATCAATATACCTGGATTGGCTGGGACGAGCTGACTTCATGGTCTGATCTCAAGCCCTATCATCGGCTTAAGGCTTGTCTGCGTTCAGCCCATGACATTCCCAATAAGCGTATTAGAAGTACCGGAAATCCCGGCGGTCCCGGCCATAACGCCGTTAAGAGTTACTTTATTGATGCCGGTGAAGAGGGGCATCTGGTTACTGGTACGGATAATATGCAGCGCATGTATGTCCGCAGTCTGCTTAGCGACAACCGTATTTTGCTGGATAATGATCCGCAGTACATCGAGCGCCTTAAGTCGGTAGGTGACGAGCAGCTGGTCAAAGCCTGGCTCGAAGGGGATTGGGACGCTATCGTCGGAGCCTTTTTCGGCTTGTGGAACAACGACCGTATCGCCGTTCCCAGTTTTCAGGTGCCGTCGCACTGGCCGCTGTTTGGAGCGTTGGATTACGGCGAGGCCGCGCCTACCAGTTTCGGTCTTTACAGCGTCGATCACGACGACAACGTCTATCGGTTGAGTGAATACTACCGCGCCAACGCTACCGCTTCGCAGCACGCGCAGAATATCAATGAACTTATAGACGGCTCTCCGTTTACTGACGGACGGCGACCATCGGTGATTTACGCCGATCCGTCGATCTTCGTTAAGCGCCGGCTCACCGAAGTTATGAATCATTCTCCCGCTGACGTGTTCGGGGAGCATGGATTGTGGCTCACCAGAGCTAATAATGATCGAGTTAACGGCTGGCGGGTGATCAACGATGCCTTAATCAACGAGCGTTTCTACTGTTTTGCCGGCTGGAACGATAATTTGATGCGGACCTTACCGTCTTTACCGCGTTCTTCCGTAAATCCCGAAGATCTCGATACCAAGGCCGAGGACCATGCCGCCGATGAATTGCGTTATGCCATGATGCATGTATATAAGCCGTTGCGTATCGCGGAACGCGACCCCACCGGAACGGCACAGGAACTGCTGGACGAGTTGACCAAGAACATCAAAAACCGCAAAAGCCGCTACCAAGCGGCGTAACCAGGAGCTGTAAGATGAAATTCAACGGTACCCCCACCCCCACAAAGAGCAAGAGCAGCAAACCGGGACGGCGCGCCAAGCCGGTCCCCGTCAACGCTGATATTTTGGGTAAAAAGGTGAAAAAGTAATGCCCAAGGTGGGGAGCAAGCATTACAGTTACACGCCCCAGGGCTACGCCGCTGCCGAACGTGCCGCCAAGCGCAGTGGTAAGAAGGTCAGACATAAGAACAACAGCAAAGGATTCAACGGTACGCCGAAGCCTAAATGAAGAAGAAGGAAATAGATTTCTGGTCCGGCTGCATTGAAAACAGCCAGCGCTACATGCGTGAGCGCCATAAGGTGTGGAAACGCCTGTTGCGGGCCTATGAGATGGATATGGAGATCGGTTCGCTACCCGCTGAGCAGGTGGTGCGGGTATCGCGGTTCTATCCATTGTCGCGGCAGATCATCGCCTCGATCTCATTTCGCTACCCGCATATGTTTTTCCATGTTGAGGAGCCGGATTACGAGTTCGCTGCCGATATTTTAGAGCGCGTGGCAAACGCCGCTCTTGAGCAGATGAATACCAAGGCCGAAGTGCAGCAATGTATCTTTGACGCCCTCTTCTGCAACGTCGGCTGGCTCAAATGTGGCTACAATCCTCCCGGTGACGACGATCTCATTGCGCCTTATACTATTAACGACGCGCTGGCGAACGATTTTCCCTATATCCACCGCGTTAACCCCTTCAATATCTTTGTCGATCCGCTGACCCCTCCGCATAAGCTCTCTCATGCCCGTTATATAATCGAGAAGATGCTGGTGCCGCTGGAATACGTGAAAAAGGACGAGCGTTTCGTTAACCGTCGTCAGATACAACCCTCAGACGGAAACGAAGAGGTAACAGACAGTTTTCTCGGTGATCTCTCCGCTATCGACACCGCCGGCGAAAAAGAGGCGCTGAATCAGGCCAAGAGCATGGGCGAGATGACGGTGCTGTATGAGATCCACGACCGTATGAATCGCCGGCGCTACACCTTCGCCCCAGGGGTCGAAGATCCGATAGAGGATGTTGAGCATCCGATGCGGGCGATGCAGCCGGTGATGGAACAGGATCCGTTCACCGGCGAAATGCTTATGACCGGCGAGTACGAACCGGAAGAGGGTTTTCTGGTGCAGGGGGGATTTCCCTATATCCCCCTCAAATTCGATCAAAGTCAGGGATCGTTTTACGGTCAGCCGCCGATGGCGTATGCCGAAGATCTGCAGAAGCTCATTGTCGAGTCGATATCGCGCCGTGCGGATTTGCTCAAGCGTTATCCGCGCATCCTGCTGGGATCG